GCACATCATCGAACACTTTTGTTGCTCAACAAGGTAATGCTAACGCACAGCAAAGCGGCGTGGCTGGTTTGCAACAAATAGAGCAGGGTAATGTTGGTAATATTAAATGGTTTAGAGCGTTAGAGGTTACTATATGCCAAGCTGGCAAAGTATTAATCAATGCTATACCAAGAGTTTATGACGCTACAAGACAAGTACGAGTCCTCGAAGAAGATGGCACGTCAGATATAGTCACTTTAAATCAAACCGTATTCGACGAGCAAACTCAAAAGAACATCACTCTTAATGATTTATCAATAGGTGAATATGATGTGGTTTGTGAAGTAGGCCCAGCATTTAATAGTGCACAAAAAGAAGCAGCTCGAAGCTTTGAGGCCATGGCAAGCATCAGTCCTGAGTTTGCACAGTCTGGCATGGATATTTGGCTTAAGAATAAGAAGCAGCCGGGTATGGATCAGATGGCTGAGCGTTTCAGAGAGCAGTTATTTAACGCTGGTTTAATACCTGAACGCCAATGGACAGATGAAGAGCGGCAAAAAGTTATGGAGCAGCAACAGGCAGCAGCTAACCAGCCGCCGCAAGAAGATCCAAACATGCTTATCGCTCAAGCAGAAATAGAAAGATCACAAGCGGAGCAACTAAATGCGCAGACTAAACAGCAAGAGGCGCAATTTAATGCGCAGGTTAAGGCGTCACAGGTTCAACTTGAGCAAGACAAAATAGCTTTAGAGCGTGAGAAGTTACAATTAGATGCGGCTAAGTTTGCCCGTACTGGTGACGCTAAGTACAACACCGATTTGATTAATGCAGACCAGAATCAGCAGAAAATTGACCTGCAAGCACAAAAGCAAATACAAGAAATGGCGCTTAAACTAACAGAGCTTGAGCAGCAAGTGGGCAGGCAGTTAGATGGCGAAGTGACAAAAAATAGATTAGTGTTTGATCCAGTTATAGGGGATTTCATTTAATGCCTATAGTAGAAATTAAAGGAGTTGGCGAGGCTGAATTTCCCGATGATATGCCTATAGAAGATATTAGGGCTTTTTTAAGGAATAAGTTTTACCGTGATGCTGTTGGTGGTGGTGATATACTAGAGCCATTACCTCAAACAGCGGAGGCTTACGAGCCGTCACTAGCTGAGAAAATAGGGCAAGGTGTATCTGACTTTTTACATGATAAGGGCGTAATATCTAACAGGTACGGAGCGCAACAAGTTGGAGGCACTCTATCTGCTTTGGCTGAGTTAGTTCCTGGCGTTGGTGATGCTGTTGCTGGTGATGAGTTTGGCCGAGCAGCTTTTAAGGGTGATAAGCTTGGTATGGCTATGTCTGGTCTTGGTGTTATACCTGTTGCTGGTGATGCTGCTAAGAAAGTAGTAGGTGACATCATTGAAGCGATACCTATGCATAAGGTTAAGGAAGTCACATCATACAATGACATGTTTGATTTTACACCTGAGCAAGTGGCGCAACAGCTTAGATCTTCAAAGCCTGAAAATGTTGTTAATGGTGTTTATATTGAGCCGACAAGTTTTGGTGAAAAAAGATTTAACCCTGACGGTTCTGTTGAAATAGTTAAGGGTGATGAGGTGCTAAGAAGAATTGAGCCACAAGACGCAGATATGGCTTACAAGAATAAGATAATGGAAAACGAAAGCGAAAAGCCAGAAGTTAAAGCGGCACAAGAAAAGCGGAGGGCTGAGTTTGATGCAGAGAGAGTAAGGCAGCAAGCTCAAGAAGTTGAAACCTATAAAATGCAACACACAGCGCCAACAAGAGAAGATAACCCAAGCGGCGAAGATTTAACTGATGCATTCGGGGGTGATATTTATTCTGGCAAGGCTTTGCAGTATTTCGGAACAGGATCGGCCTTTGATGGCGAGGCTATAAGAATAATACAAGGGATGAAAGGCAAGCCAAACAAAGATATAACTATATACAGGTCAGTACCTAAAAGTGTTAAAAGTATCAATCCTAGCGACTGGGTTACAACAACAAGAGATTATGCAAGGCAGCACATGGAGGGTGAGAAAGGGTGGCACATACTAAGTAAAAAGGTAAAAGCCAAAGATATTGCCACTGATGGGAACTCTATACATGAGTTTGGCTACGATCCAGTTAACCAATAAACAGGGTAAAGATAAATGTCACAAATTAGAAGTCAGTTAAGGTCACAAATAGGTAAACAAATCCGCTCGCAGTTTGACCCTGTTGGCGGTGGTGGTACTGGGATATTTAGGTATTTTATTTACTTAGATCCTGTATTGAACAGCCGTTACAACACTGGTTGGGATTTAACAAGCGGCGATAGCTTTACGTTTAAATATGTCGCTCCAACGTCAACTGTAACATCAAGACAGTGGTTGTTTGACAGCAATACAGCAGGGGTGGATAGAAACGGCCTTAATATGGACGCTGACGGCACGTTTAAAACACAGGGCACCTACACGTTTTATTTAGACGGCGTACCAACGCAAGCGGGAGACTTGTACCCGACCGATGGGAAGGTTCATGAAATAGCGTGTGAGTTTACCAATTCATTTTCACCGAGTAGGTTTGGTACTGCATACAACAATATTGATTATTACGAGGGCATACTTCTTGATATAGTTGTAATAATCAGCGGCGTAACACACACGTTTCCACTTGATTATCCAACTGCGACAGTGGCGGGGAGTGAAGAGGGTGGTCTTTTTATAAGCATTGTTAACTGCCCTACTACTAACCGAGAAAACTATGAGCTAAACACTAATTTAATCCAATGGGATAATGTAGACACAGAGCCGCAAGTTCTACCGCCTACTATTGATCTATACGCCGCCGAGCAGCGTTATTTTATGGAGTTTGATAGTGTATTAAACTCTGATTTAATGGTTGACGGTGGAACATTTACCGATCTGCTTGATGGTGATACGCTAGAGTTTAGTTATTTAGCACCAACGGGTATAGTTCCTGCGCTAGAACATCTATTTGATGCTGATAGCGATGCTGGTTCAACCAGAGCTACGCTATTAATGAACACTGCTGGAATATGGGCTAGGTCTGGTTATAGCGATTTATGGATTGATGATGTTTACACAGAGCCGGGCGCTTCATACCCTATCGACGGCAAGGTACACAGGGTAAGAATTGGTTTTACATCGCCGTCAGATAAGCATGTTACCAGATTTGGTGTTAGATTTAGCGATACATTTTATTACAACGGTTTTATTTATGATATACAGTTTGTAAAAGGTGGTGTTACTTACACCTGGCCAATAGCGCAATCAACAGGTAATACATTAACGAGCCAAGAAGGTAACGCAACTCTAAGTGTTACAAATATACCTGATGCTCAGCGCGAACCTTATAATTTAAGATTTGATAATACTGCTTATGGTAACGTGGGCTCCGACCCGCAGCAACTACCTATTGACATTGAGCTTTACAAAATAGATCGCCAGTTTATACAAGTGGATGATGTGCTTGATAGTTATTATAATGTTACTACTGCGTTTGTTTTCGGTGTCAATGATGAGTTAGAGTTCACTTATGTTGCGCCAACAGCTGTACTAACAACGCGCGAGCACATGTTTGACAACGATGTGAGTGATGCTGCTAGGTGTATGTTATTAATGGCTGATGACGGCACTTGGTCTAACAGTGGTGATTTTGATTTTTATGTTGACGGAGTTATATCAAGCGGCAGCTCTGATTACCCTATAGATGGCAAGCAGCACCATGTAAGATGCGTGATAACAACAGCAGGCATGAGGGTTAAAAACTTCTGTACTCGATATAACGTGCGCGATGCTTACAATGGGATCATGTCTAACATCAAGGCGACTATTGGCGGCGTAACTACCACATTTGGTGTAGACTTGGCTACAGGAGCAGCAGAGGCTAGCGAGGAAGCTAACAATACGTTAAATTACTTTAATATTCCTGACAGCAACCGCGAGGAGTTTAGACGCATAATGGCCGAAAAAGAGTGGAATAATATATCACCTGATCCGCAGGTACTTCAAACAACAATAGAGATTATTTAATATGTATTATGTAATGCACAAAGATTTTGCAACGCCGCTTTTGGATATGTACCCAGAGGCGGCAACGTATAACAGCGACACGCTAATCCTTACGGGAGAAGAACCGGCAGGTTTTAATGGTGATGTGGTAAGAATTTGCGACCAAGAACTAAGCGAGAGTGAGTTAGTGTCGCTCGTTGATGGGATGTTAAATGAAACACCTACCGGGAGATTGGTTGTATTAAGCAAACCACAGGGAAAATATTTACACGCTAACCATCCAGCATTTATAACACCAGAAGAGCCAGAGGAATAAACAATGTCTATAACATTAAAAAACAACCAAGAACACAAAGACTTTAAAGGCGGCGTTTATATTTATAAAACGTCTGGCGCTTTAGATATACAGCAACAACTTGATAAGGAGGGCTTTGCTACCGTAACAGATGGCGTTATTGCTGGTGCTGAAAGTGGTATTATTGAGCTTGCTTTAGATAGTGATGTAAAGGTGGCTAATGGCGGCGCTAACACGCTCATATTGAGCCATGTTAGACCGTAAATAGATAAAGGTTCTGGTTATTTATCAGGGCCATCTATCGCTTTATTAACTTTTACTAGCAGTTTTGAAGCATCCGCGCCGCATTCAATAGCCATCTCAACCATGTTTGTTAATGCGTTCGCGGCATCCTCGACAGTAACAAAGCTTTTATCATGTAAATGAGCTTTGATGTTTATTTGTTTGCGTGTGTATTTATTCATTCTTTATCCTCTTTTTAGCTATATTAAAATAGTTATCATCTAGCTCTATACCAATGAAGCTACGGTTTAGGTTTTTACACGCTACGCCAGTGCTTCCACTACCCATTGTGAAGTCTAAAACAGTTTCGCTTTCGTTTGTGTAGGTTTTGATTAAATCCTCTAATAGCAATACTGGCTTTTGTGTAGGGTGTAATCCTTGGTAGTCTTTTTTATAATTTAATACGTTGCTTTTTTTGTTTTCGCCTTTTGGTAAATTAAAGGTTACAGGGTGTTTTTCTGCTACAGCCTTTAAATACAGATCTCTTTCATCCTGTACGCTTTCTTTATGCTGGGTATCTATTGCCTTAATATCATCAAAAGCCTTAAACCCCTTTAATTTATCAATCCCATAAAGATCTATTATCTTGTCATAAGCCCTTTCTGTGCATATCTGAAACTGAGACGAATTGTGTCGCATAAAGTGACACAAACCCTGCCACCCCATATCTTTAAATACTTCTTTTTTTGGCTTATTTATGTGATCACAAATCATTTTAGCGTAAGGCCTTAATGGGTGTATTCCATCAAAATCATGATTGGCATCAATGCCTTTCTTACACCTGTAAACGCATATATCCTCAGTATAGTTTACTGGCGCTTTATTTGCGCTTAACGGGCTAGCAAAGTGATCTTTTAACCATGTAAGCCTGTAACTAAAAGGCAAATAACCATGCGTTTCTGTCATTAACCTAGCTGTATAAGGATCCTGACTAAACAAAACCAAACAGCCATTAGTTCTTAATACTCTATTACACTCACTTAGCATTTTTTCGTGACTTATTGTCGTGTCCCACTTTGTCGTGTCTTTTGTTTGTCCCTTTAATACCATGCCCTTAACTGTGCCATAAGGCGGATCAGTCAATATCATATCAACACTACCATCAGGTATTTCTTTCATTCGTTCAAGGCAATCGCCTTGCATTAATCTAATCATTTTCTTCTCTCTTCTTAAAATCTTTTGATTTGTAGGAATACCTTTCGTCTTTATCTATCGCTTTCATTAACCTCTTACATATACCCTTACTTAATGCCTCTTGCGATTGTTTTGACTCAAGTCCGTTACACATACACAAAAGTTGCTCCCTTAACTTAGGGTTCCTACACTTTCTGCGCCATACATCGTAACGAATGCCCCATATCTTACAGGCTTGTTTAACGGTAAGCCCTTTGTTGTGTATGATTTCTGTGAATTTGTCTTTATCCATGCATCTACCTTTGTTGTTATAGGCGAATCGCCTATCTACACGAATACTATATTAAGAATTATAATTAATCAAGGTTTACAGCGGCCTTAATAAATGCTGGCACTGTCGAAAGACTATACCTTTAAGGGCGAAAACTATGAGTGAGCTACAAAACGATTTTGTCGAGTCGGAAATTATCGACCAACCAGAAGTCGAAAACCAAGATATTGGAGTAGATTTAGCACCTACTAGTGAAGCGGAACACGAAGAACAACCGCAAGCTGTTGATGAAGAGCAACAAAAGCAAGAAGCTATCAACAAAGCCATCAATAAAAAGCACTTTGAAGCGCAGCAAGCCAAGCGTGAATTGGAGGCAGCCAATGCCCGAATTCAAGAGTTTGAAGAAAAGCAGCGTGAACAAATGGCGGCACAAGTTGGGAATATACCACCTATGCCTGACGCTTTTGATGATGACTATGATGAGAAAGTTAAAGCGAGAGATGCGGCAATAGCTGCAAACGCTCAATTTAACGCGCAGCAACAAGCTTATCAACAACAACAGCAACAAGTACAACAACAGGCGCAACTGCAAGAGCAGCAAGAGTTCAATAACAAGGTTCAGGCGTATAACGCAAGGGCTGTTGAACTTGGTATTAATCAGAATGAGTTACAAGCAGCAGCAAATGTAGTAGCTGAGTTAGGGTTATCTGATGATCTAGTTAAATTTATAGTTAGTGATTCTGATGGGCCTTTAATAGTTAAGCATTTAGCTGAAAATCAAACCGAGGGTTTTGAGTTAGCTCAAATGAACCCTTACTTGATTGGCGAAAAACTCAATCAGATTAAAGCGAATGCGGCGGCACTTAAACCGAAAACTAGTAACGCTCCAGCACCAAGCCAACAATTAAGTGGTAATGGTGTAGATAAAGATGCTGGTAAATACCAGAACATCAAGGGAGCAAAATTTGAATAAATTAATTAAGGAGCCCACTCATGGCTAATAATTTCGATAGTAACTTTTCGCGCAAAGTAATGCGCAGCTTTTTAGACAAGTTCGAATCAGAGCGTGTCTTAACTAAAAACGTAGATACGCAGCTTTTCGCTGGTAAGTTTAACGGCTCGACTGGTGACACCATCGACGTAAAACGTCCGACTGATTACAATACGGTTCGTACATCGACTGGTGATGTTTCTGGTGAAACCAAGTCTGACATCATTACCGGCAAGGCATCAGCAGTAGTACAAGATTACTTTACTGTGTTTGTTGATTACGCAGAAGCAGACGAAGCAATTAAAATGGATCAATTAGATCAATTACTTGCTCCAATGGCTACTCGTATCGTTACCGATTTTGAGACAGATTACGCTAAGTTCATGATGGAAAACACTGGCTTGTTGTCTGGTAGTGTTGGTACAGCAATCGGCGCAGGTGGTGACGCTTGGGGTGATGTTGCAGAAGCAGGTGCAATCATGCAATCAACTGGTGTGCCGATGGATGATCGTTGGTGCTACGCTGTTAATGCATTTGCACAGCGCAAGCTAGCAGGTGATCAACGTAGTCTAGGCGGTGAAACTGGAGCTATGACAGCTAACCAGCGCGCAACCATTACTGATAACTTTGCTGGCATGCGTGTTATGACAGCTACCACGCTAAACAACTACACTACTAGTGCTGGCGCTGACCGCGAAGGTACTGTTGTTGGTACTCCTGTTGCCACTTATGTTGCAGCTAAAGACAGTATGACACAAGTAATTGGCGTTACAGGCTTTGAGGCGAACTTAGTAGTTAAAGCCGGTGAAACCATTAAAGTTACTGGTCGTCACCGCCTTAACTTATCTACTCGTTTACCTATAATTGATGATACTGGTTCACAAATCGAGTGGACTGCTACCGTCACCACTGATGTTACATTAGGCGCATCTGGTGAGGGTAACTTAACTGTAACTGGTCCAGCAATCAATGAAGCTAACGGTCAATACAATACTGTTGACACTGCTATTCAGGCTGGTGATGTGGTTACTCTTGGCGGCAACGCTAGCACAATCATTCAACCTAACTTATTCTGGCACAAACAAGCGTTTACAGTTGCTTCTGTACCGATTAAGAAGTTACACAGCACTGATACTGTTGCGACTACAGAAGATGGCTTGCAATTACGTGTTAGTAAAGGTGTAGGTTTCTTAGAGAATGAGCAAAAAGTTCGTATTGACTTCCGCCCTGCTTACGGCGTGATGAATCCGTTCTTTGCTGGTCAAGGTTTCGGTAACCCATAACCTTAGTAGTATTATCGTAGCGCTTCATTAGAGGCGCTATCATCAATTCTATTAAAGGGTTACTTATGAATACGCTATATAAGCCAGATGGCACAAAAATGGAAGTAAACGACAACTCTTTGTCATACGCTTTATCTCTGGGCTGGACTGAGAAGAAACCAACAAAGAAAAGAGC